TACACGACGCTCTTCCGATCTAAGTGGCGTTGCCCGGCTTTGAAAACGTCGTGAACGAAGCGAAGTTTGAAAAGCCTGTTGCCGCGGGTGACGTTGCGAAAGCGATTGTCGCAGAACAGCGCAAGCAGGGCGGCAAGTACATTCAGGACCGCGACGACGACGCGAAGAACAGCGGTGCTGGCAACGTCGGCGTCGGACACCATGAGGGAACGGGCGGCGACAGCACAAACGAGGTTGACGCGGCGATTGCCAAGCTGTTCCCCGAAACGAAGTAAGGAGGAAAGATCATGTACGAGATTCAGAAAGACAGCCACACCCCCGTAAATGTGTTCGCGGGCGAATTTCCCGTTGTAACCGAAGCTGGGGACGTGAAGAGCGACGCGACCGTCCGCAAGTATGCCCCCGTCATTAAGACCGCGGAGGGTATCAGCGAAGCAACTTCCGCCGGGCTGGCGGATTTGCACGGCATTGCCGCCGACGATTCCACCGACGGCGGCGTTGTGTGCTACCTGTCCGGCGAATTTTTCGCTGACGCGCTGACCCTGCCTGACGGCGTGACCGTGGAAGCCCTGAAACCCGCTTTCCGCAAGCTGGGAATTTATTTGAAGTAAGAGGGAGGAAACAAGAATGTCTATCCAGACCGATATTTATACCCCCCGCACGCTGGGGAAACTCATTACCCGTATGCCGCCTGTGCATACCTTTTTCCGCGATACGTTCTTTAAGAACCGCCGCACGTTCAATACGAAGAGTATTGACGTTGATTTCAAAAAGGGCGGGCGCGCCCTTGCCCCGTTCGTCCATCCGAAAGTGGGCGGCAAAACCGTTCTCAACAGCGGCTATCAGACGATGACTTACACCCCCGTTCTGCTGGCCCCCAACAAGATCACGACCGTTGACGACCTGCTGGAGCGGGCCGCGGGCGAAAACCCGTACAGCGGCAGAACCCCCGCGGAACGCGCCGTTGAGAAGCTGGCCGACGACCTGCGCGAACTGAACGAAATGATCGTTCGCCGTGAAGAGTGGATGGCCGCAACCTCCATTTTCACCGGGCAGATTCCCATTATCGGCGAGGGCCTGAACGAAGTGATCGACTTCAATTTCACGAACACCGAAACCATCGTTACCCCCGGCCTGAAATGGAACGGCGCTGACGCTGACCCGCTGGCCGACCTCGAACGCTGGCGCGAAACCGTGCAGAAAGAGGGCTTTGTCAACTGCAATATCTGCATTATGGCAAAGAACGTCGCAAACGCGTTCGTCAACAACGCAAAGGTCAAGGACGTGCTGGACATTAAGGCTTATGACCTCGCGGTTATCAAGCCCCGCGAACTGCCCAACGGCCTTACCTACATCGGCACCATTCACAAGCTGGGAATGGATATTTACCAGTACAACGAATGGTATCTTGACGACTGGACCGACCCGGAAGCCCCGGAGAACAAGCCTATTGTTCCCGACGGCGCGCTGGCCCTGCTGTCTACGGAAGCGGACTTCTCCATTTACTACGGCGCTATCACCATGATTCCCGAAGAGGGCAAAGCGTTTGTCACCGTGGAGGGCGACAAGGTGCCGCAGACTTGGGTGGAGCGCCGCCCCGACCGCCGTTTCTTGCAGATCAACAGCAAGCCGCTGACCGTTCCCCATGAGGTCAACAGCTGGTTTGTTGCCCACGTCCTGTAATGGGTTTCGGGTTCAAAGAACAGTTGGAGCGGGACTTAAAAGCGGTATTTCACAACAGCGCCGAACACGCCGACGTTTTGGAATTTTGGATTGACGGCATACGTTACAAAGGCCCCGTTATCATCGACGACGGCGGAGCGCAGGACAGAACCAAACCGTCTACGGACCATGTAGACGGTTTGGTTCTTGTCGATCTTGTCATGTATGCGCCGCTTTCCCTGCTGAAAACAATCCCCCGAAAGGGCTTGAATGTTGAGATCGGCGACCACATTTACCAAATCTCAAAGGTACACCCGGAAGCCGGGGAAGTTGTGCTTTATTTGGAGATGTTGACCGAATGATTGAGATAACAAACGAGCAAATCGAGCGGGTGAACCTGATTCTTTCCGGGGTCCCGAATGGCGTTGAAAAAGCCCTGAAAAGCGTTATCCAAAGGGCAAATAACACCGTAAGGGCGGAAGCAATCAAAGGAATTTCGGAGGTTTACGCAATTACGCGGCAGAATATCCGGGCCGAAACAACGATCAACGTTCGGACAAAACAAAGCGACGGCGGCATTGTTGGGACCGTATCGTTTGCCGGGTATAAAATCCCGCTTTACCGCTTCAACGTTTCCCCCACCCTGCCTGTTCAGCACGCGACCGTTTCGGCGGCGGTGATGAAAGACAACGGACGGACCCCGTTTGAACAAGCTTTCATTGCGAAGATGAAAAGCGGGCATACGGGAATGTTCGAGCGCGACGGAACGGCGCGGCTTCCGATCACGGAATTCATGGGGCCGTCTACCGCACAAATGGCGGCAAACAGCGTTGTTCTTGAACAGGTGGAGGAAAAAGCCCAAACCGTTGTGAATAACCGAATCGAGCATGAAATCACCCGAATTCTGAACGGGTACGGAGGGTAAGAAATGACACCTTTGGAACTTTTAGACGCGCTGGAAGATTTCGTGAAGCGCGAAACAAAAGATATTCTTTTGCCCGTTCGAGTGGACCGCAAAAGCGGAGATCACAAAGAGCGCCCGGCGGAAGTCTATAAAATGCGGCTTCCCACCAAAAGCGCGAAGATTGAGCGAATCCCGTATTTGCTGTTGCAGTACATCAAAAGCACCGACACGCAGGAACCGGGGCAACGCCCGGAAAGCGCCTGTATGGTCCGCATTGTCGCCGCGACCTATTCGGAAGATGAAAGCGAGGGCGCAATGTGCGTTCTAAATCTGCTGACCCGAATTCGCGTCGCCCTTTTGCGTGATGGCATTATCGGGGAACGGTTCATGCTGAAACCGCCCCTTGAAATGATTGTGTACCCGGACAGCACCGCCCCTTACTATTTGGGGGAAATGATGACCGAATGGACTATGCCGATTATCGAAAGTGAGGTTCAAAGAATATGGCAGTAGAATTCAAAACCAGCATGACGAAAGCGGAGTTGCTGGAGATTGCCGCCGAAAACGGCATTGAAGCCGACGACAGCATGACGAAAGCGGAGATTGTCGCCGCGCTGGAAGCATACAACGACGCGGAGCGGGAAGCGGAAGCCGCCGCCATTCCTGACGACAGCGCGCCCACGGGCGGCGGCGACGGCGCGGAGGGTAACAACACCACCCCCGCGGAGAACGCCGCAGAGAGCGCCACAGACGGCGCAGGAAGCGCCGACGGCGGAGCCGGGGACGACAACACCACCCCCGCGGAGAACGCCGCAGAGAGCGCGCAGGAAGAGCCGCAGGGGTACGACCTGTTCGTTTATGCCGGGCCGTCCCTCCCCCGCGGACGGCTGAAAGAAAACGCGGTATTCAACGGCACGCGCGAGGACGTGAAAGCCTACCTTGCGGACGTGCTGGAGGAATACCCGCAAATCGACAAGCTGATTGTTCCGGCAAGCAAGCTGGCCGCTTTCTCCGTTAAGGTGAAAACGCCCGGCAACATTGCGCACAAGTATTACACCGACATTGTTTCGGCAATGCGCGGCAATAAGGAGGTCTAAAAAATGGCAAATTTCGAGCATGGCGTAACCACCAGACAGGCCGACACGTCGGTTACTACCCCGGTGGCGGCTGATTCCGGCGTTGCCTTTGTCGTGGGCGCGGCCCCCGCGCACACCGTAGGCGGGGCCGTGAATGAACCGATCATGTGCCAGAACTACGGGGAAGCCGTCGCCGCTTTGGGTTATAGCGACGATTGGGCGAATTACCCCGTATGCGAAGCGATCTATTCGCAGTTTAAGCTTTACGGCGTTGCCCCCGTCGTGTTCGTAAACGTTCTGGACCCCGCAAAGCACAAGAAGAGCGTTGCGGAACAGAACTATCCGATCAACGACGGCAAGGTTCTTCTTCCTCTCGAAGCCCTGAAAGACACCGTTAAAGTGTCCACCTACACCGTCGGAACAGATTTCGACCTCTTCTATGAGGGCGAAAACCTGATTCTTGAAGTGCTGGAGGGCGGCAAAATCCCAGAGAACACGGGTGAACTGACGGTCACGTTTGACGCGGTGGACCCCTCCAAAATCACCGAAAACGACATCATCGGCGGTTTTGACACCAGTACGAAGAAGTATTCCGGCCTTGAACTGATTGACAAGGTTTTCCCGAAATACGGAATCGTCGCCGACCTGATTCTTGCCCCCGGATGGTCCGACAAATCCACCGTCGCGGCGGTCATGGCGGCAAAGGCCGCGAACATCAACGGCGTTTTCGAGGGAAAAGCCCTGATCGACGCGAACGCGGAAACCGTCAAGCACTATGCGGACGTTCCCGCATGGAAGAAAGCAAATAACATCAACAGCAAAACGCAGATCGTCTGTTGGCCTTTGGTCAAGCTGGGCGACCGCGTTTTTCATTTGTCCACGCAGGCCGCGGGGCGCATGGGCGCGACCGATTCGGACAACGGCGGTTGCCCGGCGGAAAGCCCGTCGAACAAGTCTTTGCAGATCGACAGCGCCGTTCTTGCCGACGGTACGGTTATTCTGCTGGATCTCCAGCAGGCAAACTATCTGAACAGCAACGGCATTGTAACCGCGCTGAACTTCATTGGCGGTTATGTCCTTTGGGGCAATGAAACGGCCTGCTTCCCCGCCGATACGGACGTGAAAAATTACTTCATCTGCATTTCCCGTATGTTCGGCTGGGTTGCGAACACCCTTGTTCTCAGCTATTGGAGCAAGGTTGACAAGAAAATGACGCGCCGCCTGATCGACAGCATTGTTGATTCCGTGAATATCTGGCTGAACGGCCTTACCAACGAAGAAAAGTTGCTGGGCGGACGCGTCGAATTCAAGGAGGAAGAAAACAGCACGACCGCGCTTATGGCGGGCAAGGCAGTTTTCCATATCTACATGACCCCGCCCAGCCCCGCAAAGGAACTGGAATTCGTGCTGGAGTACGACGCGGAATACGTGTCCGCGGCGCTGGCGGCGTAAGGAGGTAAGCAGACATGAAAGTTGATAACGGTACTGTAAACTTTGCCGTCTACGAGGACGCGACGGAGTTTTACGGAATGGCGGAAGTGACGCTTCCCGAAATTTCGCAGATCACGGAAGAGGTCAAGGGCGCGGGCATTTCCGGCGCATTCAACGGCGCATTCGTGGGCCACATCGAAGCAATGACCCTGACGCTGAATTTCCGTTCTGTCACGGCGGACGCGATCAAGCTTGCGGAACCCCGCAATCACCAGCTTGATCTCCGCGCCGCCCAGCAGTATTGGGACAATTCCGCGGGCAAATTCGTTCAGCAGGCCGTGAAGCACGTTCTCATGGTTACGCCGACGAAGTTTGCCCCCGGCAAGCTGGCCCCCGCCGCTTCCGCGGAAGCTTCCGGCGAATACGCGGCAACCTATTTCGCAACCTACATCGACGGAGTGAAGAAGCTGGAAATTGATATTCTCAATTTCGTTTACTTTGTGAACGGCGTTGATTATCTGGCCGACGTGCGCAAGGCGTTGGGCAAGGCGTAAGGCCCGGCAGGGTTTCCCCTGCTGGGCTTTCTTATGCCCTTTTTCTGTATCTGTAATCATTCAAAAAATAATCGGAGGAATTAAAAATGAGCGAGAACAAGAAACTTGACCGTCAGAACGACGCAGAACGGCCCGCAGGCGACGCGGAAACCGTCGAGCGGGTAAACACCGCGCAGGCCACAGAACAGCCCACAGAGGGCAACACGGGCGTTTATACGCACGTTTTCAAAAAGCCTTTCGAGTATGCGGGCGTTACTTATACCTCCCTGACATTCGACTTTGAGCGTTTGACGGGCCGGGACATGGTTTCTATCGAAACCGAAATGCAGATGAACAACGAATACGCCCTTGCGCCCGAAATTTCCCGGAGTTTTCAAGCGAAGATGGCGGCAAAGGCCGCGGGAATCGGTAGCGACGTTATGGACGCTTTGCCGATTAAGGATTTCAACCGTATTACCAACGCGGCGCGGGGTTTTTTAATCGACACGGGCTATTAAGCGGCCCGGCCCGATGGTGGCGGCGTGAGTGCTTCAAACTCGCGCAGGCGACTTTTACGCCCGTCAATTTCTGGCTTGATATGAACATGACGGAAATTACGGCGTGGATTCAGGACATAAACGCCGCCACCGCGGAACAAAAGCGGCAGAAAGAGGGGTGATGATTTGGCTGGGCGAAAAGAATATGAATTGCTTTTCAAACTGCAAGCGGCTTTGGGCGGCAATTTCAACGCGGCATTCAATAGCGCGCTGAATACCACAAAGCAAATGCAAAACAGCCTTTCAAAGCTGAATTCCATCACCGGGAAAATCGACGCTTACAAAAAGCAGGAAACAGCCCTTGAATCCAACCGTAAGAAGCTGGCGAACCTGACCGCGGAGCATGAAAAACTCCAAAAGGAGATCAGCGAAACAGAGGGTCCGACAGACGACTTGCGGGAAAAGCTTGCAAAGAACGAAAAGCAGATTGCGGCAACTACCGCCAAAATCGAAGCACAGGAAAAACGGCTGGAATCGCTGGGTTCTGAACTCGCAGACGCGGGCGTTAATACCTCGAATTTGAGCGCAGAGAACGAACGGCTGGCCAAAACCTACGACAAGGTAAAGCAAAGTCAAGAGGAATTGGCAAAGGTCAACGCGGCGATTGAGAAGAACAACGAAGCAATTTCCAAAACGAAAACACAGCTTGTCGGGACCGTCGGGACCCTTGCGGCGCTTGGAACGGCGATTTACGCCGGGCCTGTAAAAAAAGCGGCAGAGTTTGAAGAGCAAATGTCAACCGTTAAGGCCATTTCGGGAGCTACGGTGGCGGACATGACGCGACTTGCAAACGAAGCTAAACGCATGGGCGCGACAACGCAGTTTACAGCCGTTGAAGCCGGAAAAGCCCTTGAATATATGGCTATGGCGGGCTGGAAAACCGATCAAATGCTGGGCGGATTGCCGGGCATTATGAACCTTGCCGCCGCTTCCGGTGAAGATTTAGGCATGGTTTCGGACATCGTAACGGACGCACTAACCGCTTTCAACATGACGGCGGAGGACGCAGGCCGATTTGCTGACGTTCTCGCGCAAGCTTCCAGCAACGCAAACACCAACGTTTCTATGATGGGCGCAACATTCCAAAAGGTTGCCCCCGTCGCGGGCGCTTTGGGGTATTCCGTGGAAGATATATCCCTTGGCATTGGCCTTATGGCGAATGCGTCCATTAAGGCAGAAACCGCCGGAACGTCGCTGAAAACCGCCCTTGCGAACATGGCGAAACCCACAAAGCAAATGAAAACCTATATGGATAAATACGGAATCAGCCTGACGAACGCGGACGGGAGTATGAAAACGTTCCGCGAAGTCGTCGATAACCTCCGTAGCAGTTTGGGTGGGCTTTCCGAATCTGAACAGGTGGCGGCGGCAACGGCGATTTTCGGCAAAGAATCCTTTGCAGGTATGCTGGCAATCGTGAACGCAAGCGACGCGGATTTTCAAAAGTTGTCCGATTCGGTCAACAATGCCGCGGGCGCGGCTGAACGAATGGCACAGATCAAGCTGGACAACTTCAACGGCAAAGTTACCCTTTTGAAATCCGCTGTTGAGGGCCTGCAAATCGCGCTGGGTGACGCATTGTTACCGACATTCACGGAGGGAGCGGAAAAGGCCGCGGAACTTGTTTCAAAGCTGGCGGAATTCATCAACGAAAACCCGGAATTAGTCCGACAGATCGTAAAAGTTACCGCCGGGCTTTTGGCATTTAAGGCGGCGACCCTAACGGCAAAGCTGGGATTCCTCGAACTGAAAGGCGGAGTGCTGACGATTCAAAAGGTGCTTGCCCTCTTCAAAGGGAAAACCGCGCTTGCAAGTGTGGAAGCAATGAGTTTTTCCAGCAAGGTCAAAGGCATTGCAAAGAGTATAACCGGGTATTTCGGAGGAATCGGAAGCGCGGCGGGCGGCGTAGGCCGCGCGTTCGGGCAGATGTTCAGCGGAACAAAAATCGGGAATCTGTTTGCAAAGGCAGGCGGCGCGGCGGGCGGCGTATTCTCGAAACTGTTTTCGGGAATCGGCGGCGTTGCGACGCGGACATTTACCGGGGTGGCCGGGAAGATTACGGGAATATTCGGCAAGGCCGGAACCGCAATCGCGGCGGGACCCCTTGGGAAAATCGGAAGTGTGATCGGAAGCGGAATTGGAAAGGTAACATCCCTTTTCGGCCCGCTGAAAAAGCTGGGCGGCGCTATTTTGGGGCCGTTCGGCGGCATTCTTGGGAAGATTCTTCCCGTCGTCGGCGTAATTACGCTGATTATTTCGGCGGTGCAAATCCTCCGTGACAATCTCGACAAGGTGCGCGAGGTTGTCGGACGGGTATTCGGAGAAGCCGGGCTGGTTGTCTTTGACAAGGTGGTTGCGGCGGTAA